CTGAAGCCATCAAAGTGCTTCAGCAGAAAGCGTAATGGAGGATCCTATGAGTTATAACACAAAGAACTTTACCGAACAGGGCGGTGAAAAAACCGTCATTGGTGGAACTCTTGAAATCAAGGAGGGAGCCTCAGTGACGGGGCTTCCTTCGCAGTTCACACCGGCTGAAAACCAGTCAGACTCAACCTCTACAACCATTGCCGGACTTGTTTTTGATTTCAACGCGCTGCTTGCAAAGCTAAAAACTGCTGGTCTGATGGTAGCTGATAGTTAAAAACAATGAAAGGATGGTGACGGTATGACACTGCTTGAAAAAGTTAAGGCGAACCTCATTCTTGAACACTCCGCAGATGATGAGCTTTTGCAGATGTACATCACCGCTGCCATCAGGTATGCCGAGAGCTATCAACATCTGCCCGAAAACAACTATACCGAAAACGCAATGCCACCCACTACAGAGCAAGCCGTTATCATGCTGTCGTCCCATTTCTATGAATCAAGGGACGGCAGCACGGGCGGCTTTTTTGCAGACAATGTCCAGGCTGGGCAGCAAGTGTGGAATACGGTCAACCTTTTACTCCGCCTGGACCGGGATTGGAAGGTGTGATTATGAGCTATGGAAAGATGAACACCTTCATCGACATCGTGGAAAAAGTGACCACCAAAGATCAAGAGGGGTTTCGGACGGAAGTCGACAACATCATCGCCTCTGTCAAAGCATATCGGGAGGGTCGGCACGGCAACGAGAAATGGGCAAACAGGGCCAGCTTCTCTGAAGCCACCGACCTTTTCCGTTTTCGCCGCATACCCGGTGCGACCCTTACAACTGCGATGGTTGTGGTGAACAAAGAAGGCCGCTTTCAAATCACCTCGGTGGAGGATGTCAAGGGACGCGGCATGTATATTGAGGTTCTTGCCAAGGAGGTGAAACCCAGTGGCTAAAGCAACATTAAAAATGCCGGACGACTTCCTGATGAAGCTCTCAAGGCTTGGCGAGAAAACAGATGAAATCATTCCCCGCGTACTGAAAGCAGGCGGCGAGGTTGTCGAAGCTAAGGTAAAAAGCAATCTACAGAGTGTTATTGGAAATGGCACTAAGGAAGATAGCAGATCCACTGGTGAGCTCGTTTCAGCCCTTGGCGTCTCCTCAGCCAGACAAGACCGGGACGGTAATTTCAACGTCAAGGTCGGCTTTTCAGAGCCTCGCAGGGATGGCAAAAGCAATGCTATGGTTGCAGGTGTTTTGGAATATGGCAAACACGGACAGCCGCCTAAACCTTTTCTGAAGCCTGCGAAAACAGCAAGTAAAAATGCCTGCGTGGATGCGATGATTGCGACGTTTGAGGAGGAGGTTGAGCAAATATGAGCCTTCTCAGTGAACTGAACACCATCATCTCACCCCTCGTTCCACTGGAAACAGGCGTGTTTTCAGATCCTGCACCAGATAAATATGCTGTGATCACGCCGATGGTTGATACGTTCGAGCTATACACCGACGATAAACCCCGGCATGAAATCCAGGAGGCGCGGATATCCCTGTTTGACAAGGGAAGCTATACGGCTCTCAAAAACCAAATTGTCCGCCTCCTTCTGGAAGCGGATTTCATCATAACCGACCGCCGGTACATCGGACACGAGGACGACACCGGCTATTTCCATTACGCCATTGATGTGGCGAAAAACTATGAATTGGAGGATTAACAAATGGCGACTATCGGATTAGATAAACTGTATTACGCCAAAATCACAGAGGACTTGAGCGGCAATGAAACCTACGGCACACCCATCCAACTTGCAAAAGCGATGAAGGCAGACTTATCCGTAGAGCTTGCTGAAGCAACGCTGTATGCCGATGATGGGCCTGCTGAAATCGTGAAGGAATTCAAGAGCGGGACCCTTTCCCTCGGTATTGATGATATTGGCGTGACAGCAGCTGAGGACCTTACCGGAGCAACGCTTGACGATAACAACGTCGTCGTGTCCGGCAGTGAGGATGGCGGTTCTCCTGTTGCCGTTGGCTTTAGAGCTAAGAAGTCAAACGGTAAATATCGATACTTCTGGCTTTACCGTGTGGTATTCGGCATCCCGGCTACCAACCTCGCCACCAAGGGTGACAGCATCACCTTTTCCACCCCGACTATCGAAGGAACTGTGGTGCGAAGAAATAAGCTTGATGGCAACGGCAAGCATCCGTGGAAATCGGAAGTCAACGAGGACGACGCGAGCGTTCCGGTATCCGTTATCACCGGCTGGTACACGCAGGTTTATGAGCCTGTTTTCACCGTCACACCGTAACGGAGGGATAGCAAATGGATAATGAAAGAAGTTCAGGAATATCAATAGGCGGCCAGGAGTATGAAATGCTCCTGACGACCAAAGCAACTAAGGAGATCGCCAAACGATATGGCGGTCTTTCTAATTTGGGCGAAAAGCTCATGAAGACGGAGAACTTTGAAATGGCGCTGGATGAGGTGGTTTGGCTGATCACTCTGCTGGCCAATCAATCGGTGTTGGTTCACAACTTGCAGAATCCATCGAAGAAACGGGATCTGCTTACTGAGGAGACTGTCGAGCTTCTCACCTCTCCCTTCGAGCTCGCGGAGTATAAAAACGCCATCATGGACGCCATGTATAAAGGAACGAAGCGCCATGTTGAAAGCGAGGATGAACCTTCAAAAAACGCACAGGTCGGGTAAGCGACGATGAGTTGTTTGCCCGACTGATTTTTTACGGCGTATCCCTCCTTCATCGCTCTGAGCAGGAAGTTTGGCTGATGCCTATCGGACATTTGCTCGACCAGTGGGAGGTATACAAGCAGTTCAACGGACTCGCAAAGGCAGCCCGTGAGTATTACATCGATGAAATCATACCAAATGGAATCTAAGGAGGTGATGGGAACATGGCGGATAACTTTGGCCTAAAAATAGGCGTTGAGGGTGAGAAAGAATTCAAAAGAGCACTCTCTGACATTAATCAGTCGTTCAAGGTGCTCGGCTCCGAGATGAAACTGGTCGAGTCTGAGTTCGGCAAAAACGAAAATAGCGTCCAGTCCCTCACCTCCAAGAATGAGGTGCTCACCAAGCAGATCGATGCTCAAAAGGACAAAATCGAAACCCTGCGTAAAGCACTTGAGAATGCATCCTCCTCGTTTGGTGAAAATGACCGCCGAACTCAAGCCTGGGCTGTTCAACTTAATAATGCCCAAGCTGAACTCAATGGTATGGAGCGTGAGCTAAAGGGCAATGAAAAAGCCCTGGATAGCGTCGCCGACGAGTTTAACGCAGCTGAAAAACAAGCGGACCAATTTGGCAATGAACTTGATAAAACAGGCAAAGATGCAGATTCGGCTGGAGGAAAATTTGAAAAGCTGGGTTCCGTCGTCAAAGGTGTCGGGGCTGCTATGGGTGTGGCCTTCGCCGCTATCGGCACTGCTGCCATTGGGGCGGGCAAGGCGCTCGTCGGCATGACGGTAGAAGCTGCCGCTTATGCAGATGAAATGCTGACACAATCCACCGTCACCGGTATGTCCGTAGAAAGTCTGCAAGCCTACAGCTATGCGGCTGACCTTGTCGACGTTTCGATGGAGACCTTAACCGGGTCTATGGCCAAGCAGGTAAAATCAATGTCGAATGCTAGAGATGGCTCATCTAAGTTCGCTGACGCATATGCCAAGCTGGGCATCTCCGTTGCAGATAGCAATGGTCAACTCAGGGACAGCGAGACGGTATATTGGGAAACCATCGATGCCCTTGGGAAAATCTCAAACGAGACCGAACGCGACGCTCTTGCTATGCAGATTTTTGGTAAGAGCGCTCAGGAGCTAAATCCGCTGATTGCTCAAGGTAGTGCTGGCATCGCCGCACTGACCGAGGAAGCGAAGCGGATGGGTGCTGTCTTAAGCGAAGAAAGCATCGAAAAGCTCGGGGCCTTTGATGATTCTGTTCAGAGGCTGAAGCAAGGTTCGGAAGCCGCACAACGTGTGATGGGGACCGTACTCCTACCACAGCTGCAAACCCTCGCCGATGATGGAGTTTCATTACTCGGAGACTTCACCTCCGGACTGGTTGAAGCTGGCGATGACTTCGATAAAATCAGCGAGGTTATTGGAAATACTGTGGGCGGTCTGGTGGACATGATTATGGAGAACCTCCCAAGAATCATTCAGGTTGGGATGGACATTGTCATGGCCATCGTAAGCTCAATAGTTGAAAACCTGCCAACGATCGTTGATTGTGCTTCCTCTATCGTCATGACGCTGCTTCAAGGTTTAATTGAGGCTCTGCCCGCTATCACAGAAGGCGCTCTGCAGCTTGTCCTTACACTGGTGCAAGGCATCATCGACAATCTGCCTGCCATTATTGAAGCTGCGATTCAGATGATCGTCACACTGGCTTTGGGTATCGCGGAAGCTCTGCCGGAACTGATTCCTTCTATCGTCGAGGCAATTCTCCTGATCGTTCAGGTGCTGCTTGACAACATGGATAAAATTCTCGAGGCGGCCTTTGCAATTATTAAGGGTTTGGCAGAGGGATTACTGAATGCGCTGCCAGAGCTGATTGCTGCACTGCCTCAAATTATTACGAGCATCATCAATTTCATCACCAATAACCTGCCTGCCATCATTTCCATGGGTATACAGCTCACCGTTCAACTTGCGGCAGGTCTTATCAAGGCCATACCACAGCTTGTTGCATCCTTACCCCAAATTATCTCAGCACTGGTCCTTGGACTAGGCAAAGCCGTAGGTGCTGTGTTTGAAATCGGCAAGAACATCGTTACCGGCCTATGGGATGGTATCAAATCCATGGGCACTTGGATCAGTGATAAAGTCAGTGGCTTCTTTTCCGGCATTGTTGATGGGGCAAAAGACCTGCTCGGTATTCATTCACCTTCCACTGTGTTTGCAGGGATTGGTGAAAATATGGGTGCGGGTATTGGTATCGGCTTTGACCAGATCATGAACAAGGTCTCAAAGGACATGCAAACATCAATCCCCACCGACTTTAACGTGGACACCAACTTCAACATGAAAAGTAGCGGGGCCAGCCTAGCCAGCGCTACGAAATCCATCGTCGAGCACACCGGTGTCATCGAAGTCCGTGGAATTAACAGCAAAAAAGAACTCACTGGCGTTGTTGAAATCATTATGGATCAGTTTAGGAGGGAGGCGAGAATCTGATGATACGACTGGAAACATCCACAGGCGAAATCCTGTCGAGGATTCTTAAGGAAATCTCCCCGATAGAGTATTCCTCAAACAGGCAAGTGAATCGACTTTTGGACGGGAGCTATCACGTTCAGATTGTCGGCAGCGCTCTTAAAAGCATGGAAGGCACCATCGTGTCCACCTTCAGTCAAGCAGAAAAGTTAAACAGTCTGATTGACCTAGGTACCCCGCTGGTGCTGATCTTTCTTGACAAAAAGTACCTTGTGTATGCTGACGATAAAATTGCTTGGAAACGCATTAACTTTGCCCACGGGAACAAGGATAAAAGCCTGTTTGAAGGCAAGGTCAGGATGATCCTTAAAGAGGAGGTGGCGCTGTGAGAAGCGTGAACTCCTTGATGGAAGAAAAGCTAAAGAGCGATCAGCAGACACCGGCCAATAAAGCTGCACCGCAAATGAGCATCCAAGTAAGCCGGGCTAGGTCGACCATCATGGACTCGGATTATTGGACGGTTGAAACGATCCGTCAAAAGACCGGACTTGGGGATCTCAGTGTTGCTCCCAGACGATATAAGGCTTATGGTCGTCCCAATAGAATCTATGAAATTCATGTCGATAACGGTGTGGTCGGAACATCAATCCGGGAATATCCGGACACCTTCAAGGAGGGCTGGAAGGATCAGTTCACCTTGGGTAATGGCTCATCGGTAGCACTTGCCTTTGACGGTAACTGGCAGCGGTATCGCGGAGTATGGCGCTTGGTGACGGATGAAAAGCCGTGGATATTTTGGGTGGACTCCTCCGGCATTTTATGGCGTCAGCTGTGGGATGATGCATCCACCCTCTCTCAGCTCGATACTGGCGTCAGCTATGTACGGGCTATTCGGGCATGGCGAAATCAGTATTCTGCCGAGCTTGATCAGGGCATTGTCGTCGGCTACATCAAAACGGATGGGACCGTCTGGTACCGCAACTACTGCAGACAAGCTGATGGCACAGTAATCTGGGAAATTGCCAGAGTGCTGCCTTCTGTTTCAAGTGCAGTACACTTAAACCTGTTTTTGACCAATGACTACCGTCTCGGATTTAGCATTGAAAAGACAAATGGGGACATACATTGGATTATCACCCAGCGTAACTGGTCTGGAATGGCCATTATCCCAGAGAACGTTCATGCGGCGTTATCTCTGAATGAAGTCAAACTTATCCCGATCATTTACACCGATCTGAAGCAGACGGAGCGTGTTGATTCGAGTATCACCTTCGGCAAGGTAAACTTCTGTCCGTTTGATGTGATCATCGGTTTTGTTCCTACAATCGTCCGCGCAAAACGTATGGATGACAATTTGATTGAAATTGAATACGACACGGACCTTTATGAGGTCCCTGACTGCCCTGAATGTTTTACCATCTCAAACAATACAATTGTGGCTGTAGCTAAGTCAGGGAGCAGAATACTTAGGTTGACGACAGCAAATACACTGGTCAGTGTTGGCAGCTGGACAGTTACCTATAACGGCCTTGGCGGCATTAACTCTTATCATTCTGAGTGCTGTAAGCCTGAGTTTGGTAGCTTTTCCGTACTTGCAACCGGTGAACCACCTTCTGTCTCAGAAACCATCGAGCCGACCTTGAGTCTGACAAGCATCAGCTTCATCCAGTGTACTTTTTCAAGTGTGTACGGTGATGAAAAGGTATCCGCAGTACTGTCCATCGTCGCTGTTGATCTAATCAAAGTCGGGACAAATCCACTTTAGTCCAGGAGGGATACTATGAATTTTAACGCAAGCGTCAAGCTTCACAATAAATTTGAAGTGTATGTCAAAGACATACGCTCGGGAAAAGAGCGCCTGATCGGCACTGCCTATAACATGGTGCTGAGCGCTATGTGGACGCAGATCATTTCGGACAGGAGAAGTCCGTTTGACTATATCTGCTACGGCCGTGGAACTGGAGACCTTTCTCCAACCAGAACATCGCTCTTTTCCCAGATTGCCCAGGTCAGCTCTACCCGTGTGGAAGAAGTCTATTCAAGTGACTCGGGTTACATTAAGGAGAAGATTGAGCTTTCACCCAGCACGGCTGTTGGGGAGACTATAACTGAAGTTGGCATCAAAGGGTATAGCCGGCTGGTGACACACGCGCTACTTAAGGATGCTGAAGGCAATCCAATCAGTTTTACGAAAACAGATACAGACGTCGTCACCATTTACGCGACCCTTTACTGCAAGATTTCGGTTACTTCACCGCTGGGCTTCAGCCAATCACAGGTGTCCTATGGAGCGGCGTATTACATTTTGAATTATGGATACATCACATCGACGATCAAGGTAGGGCGAAATCCACTACCACTTGATGCAGACTCCATCAATGCTGCTGGAATTTGCGACACAAGTGCTGCATCGAAATCTTCAAGTCGGATCGCCTATGATGTTACAGCAGCCACAGAATCCTACAAGGTCCGCTTTGAAATCGCTGATGCTAATCTATTCATAAAGGAAATTCAGGTGGCAGAGACAGCATCTATCATTGTACCGGAGAGCGCTATTATTGGGAAAGTCCTCTATGAAAACGTTCCTCTCGGGACAGGGAATAATGTGAAAACAAAATTCCTGATTCCAAGTCCATACGTTGAAACTCCGATAGTCGATGTGAAGGTCAATTCAATCGCTACCGCACATACCCTTGAGAAAAAGCCAAGGGTGGCACTTTCATGCGGTACCAATCATGGCAACGGTGGTTCAGGATTTAGTTCCTATCCCAGCGTGGTGTATCCGACACCTTGGGGAAACAAGTGGATTGGTAATGGCGAGTACAAAATTCAATATGGCAAGGTTCACCGGGGTTTTCTAAGACAGTACGGCTCATTCAGCCCATCTGTTGGATCAATTCCAGACAAACCGTGGTACAGTTCAAAATCATCTTGCCAGCCCATTTTCCTTAACACCGAACAGGTATGCGTGCTTCCGACAAATGTATGGATTGACTATTCAACTGATCTTGCAAAATCAACTCTCTCAAGATTTGGAGATATTACACCCTCTACAGGTGTAATGACAACTGACGACTTGTTTTTGATCTACTCTGATAACAGCGCGGGTTATGTCAGACTTGCAAAGAAAGCAGTAGATGGGAAGTATTACCGCGCGGGAACATCGCAAGCTGGAGGATCTGGTAGAAACAACTTTCAAAATAATTTCATCACAGCTGATGGCAACCATGCAGTTCTTTCAGGCTACAACGGTTTGGTCATAGTCTCAATTGACACAGTGAACGAAACGATTACCCAGGAGATCAATGACGCTACTTATCAAATCGCGGTCTGTGAGTATAACGGTAAAATATACACCTTTGCTGCGGGCAACTACAAAATCTACGAGCTGGTAAGCGGCGTATTCACTTTGGCCTATTCAGGCACATATGGCAATACCATGTCGCTTTACGGCGGAGGTCTGGTTGGCGAGGGTCTTTGCCTGATCAGCGATTCCAACATCGCCAACGCAAAATTCATTAAGCTACTTCCTGATGGCGTGGAGTACTACGCGCCACAGTCACCTATTTCCCATTCAGTGACGAGTGTAAACAACATCATCACTGATGGCAGCCCAATATTCTACTGCGGGATTGACCGATCTGCCAGGACCTTCTATGTGGATGATTCAGAGGTATTCGTGGTGCTTGCCACCCCTCCGACAGACGCGGAGGCAGTTACAGCATCCTATAAAACTGAAGGTATCCACAAGACAGACCAGTTCGTTCTGGACGTGACTTTCTCGGTCAGCTATGCGGAGGGCGTATGATTACTTGGCATTTAGGCGGCGCAGTGTCTTACCCGGAGGAACTGCTGAAGTATTCGCTGCTCTTGATGGAGAATGGGTATCGAGTGCAGGTCTATGATGCGGCATTCACCTCGCTATGGAACGGTGGCCGTATACCCTTTAATCGTAGCACGGGATTTGAAGATTTTATGAGGGCTATCGAGCTTTTCAATGCACATGGGATCGGGGTTGATGCGACCTTTTCTGGCGTCGTTGAAGATCATGAACTGATGGATTGCGAGTGCAATGCAGTACTTGATAAATTAGCGGTCAGCCCTTTGAACGGCGTGATTCTCTCTGAGCAAAAGCTCTTTGACCACATTAAGAAATATTATCCTGGGATAGCGATCACCTCATCGATTACCGCTGTGGTACCAAAGCTTGTCGGGTGCGACTTTTATGCGGTAAGCCCGGACTTCAACACGCATCTGGAAGATCTCGCGAGCCTTGGATTTGAAAAGCTACAAATACTGGTAAATGAAAACTGCTACCAAAACTGTGCAGAGCGCGGCCAGCATTATCGAATTCTATCCCTCCAGATGAAACGGTTTGATAAAGCCTGCGAGGACGTCTGCATCTGCAAAGATCAATCTGGCGGCCGGTTCAAGATGAGGCTTGGTATGGAGCAAATAAATACCTTACATGAAGCGGGCATCTCCCACTTCAAGCTGCAGGGCAGACAGGACCATATTGAAAGTGAAATCGGTCCATACATCCGGGACGGAATCCTAAAAACGAAGGGAGATGAATGATATGAGTATGTGGTACGTAGGAACGGCTGTCTGCAGCGGGTGCGGCTCCGTCTTAACCATCAAGTCTATATCGGACAGTATCAACTGTTATTTGTGTGATGCACCGATTGATCTGTCGGAGCTTCCGATCGTTGAAATTGCCGACACGAAGAAAGTTGAAGTAGTCCCGGATGAAGAACCATTGCAATGAAATTCTGAGCTTATGGAGGTGAAAGCATGCAGCTGACATTCGAAAATGATGCTATAGTGGGGAACGGCACTTATCCTGATTTTATTCAGTTCCCCAAAACCGAAGGGCAGCTGTTTTTTATCACTGGCGGTCTGCTCTATGGGACACCGAGTAATCGCTTTAATGGTGACTTTTCAGCTCCTGTTTGGCAGGACACGGTGTACATCAGTCCAAAAAATGATACCGGCCTTAGCAATCTGGAGCTGAAATCCCTCTCTGGGTTTGGCATAGTCGGCTGCTTTCGGACGCCCTACGCGCAGAAGCTGCTCATCCACGAGTACATGTTCGAGATGGACCGATATCTGGACTCCGGTAGCATCAAATGTTCAATGGACACCCCAATCACAACCTTTACGCTGAGCCTTGAAAACCCAATCAACGAAAACCCTGAATATGAAGGCAACGTAGCTATATCGGAAGAATCAAGCCTTCTCTCACCCGGCAGTAAGGTGGTGTTCGAATTCATCATCGGCGACAGTGAGCCTTATCCAATAGGCACCTTTTATGTGGACCGGAGCAACTTTGAACTGCTCGGCGAAAGCATCAGCGTGGATGGCCGAAACATCATCGGCAAGGCACTTGGAGATCAGAGCTTTGATGAGGACAACTCTTACAGCTACCAGCTCCTGCATCAAACGATCAGGGATATCCTTTATAAAGCAAACATCAGCACCGATGAAATGCTGGTGCAGAACACCTCTTTGTCGGCGGGTTATCTGTTCGATCCCAATATGAGCTTTCTTGATGGCGTTATGGAAGTTCTGAAAGCGCTGGATAACTGGCAAATTAAAGAGCTTGTTGATGGAACCGTTGTTATTGGGGCTTCAACCTTTGCTGGATTTGCAAGTAACTCAAGCTATGTTTTTCAGCGTGACAAGGAAATCTTCACTAGAAGCATCGTCAGGGATGATCAGGAAGCCTACCGACGGGTCTGCGTTCACAACCGGGATTTCAGCATTAAGGTGTACCGGAATGTCCAGACCTACACCGGATGGAATCTCCAAGCGAACAAGACTCTGTACATCAATGTTCCGGAAGGAACGTCACTCACTGATGCTGAGAGCTATGCCAACCAGATCGCAGACAGCCTGCAGTATGTTGGAAAAATTGAAAGCTTTACAGGTCCTTTTAGGCCGCAGCTCCTCTTGGGCGATCAGGCGGTCATCGTCAACAGCGAAGGCTCCACAAGTCTTGGACTTATCACTGAGATCACTCATCGCTTCAGTAAGGACGGGTTTTATACCGACTTTACCGTGGACAGTGGCGGCAAACTCGGCAAAGGCAGACTTAGCGATTATATCAGCAGAATCACAAAAGACCGGACCAGCAGTAGCCGCGTTTATGAATAAAACAGTGCCCTGAGGTGTTCGGGCTTTATATATCTATACATTAAGGCACTTGAGGCGTCTGCAGATAAAGCGGGCGTCTTTTTTGTACAGCAAATTTGAAGGAGGACTACTATGAAAGAATTTTGGAATTGGATACAGGCGGCAATTGCTGCAGCAGGCGGAGGTCTTGGGTACTTCCTTGGCGGCTGGGACGGATTTTTGTATGCACTGCTTGCCTTCGTCATCATCGACTATGTCACTGGTCTGATGTGCGCGGTATTGGATAAGAAGCTGTCAAGCGAGGTCGGCTTTCGAGGCATTTTCAAGAAGGTGCTTATCTTCTCGCTTGTGGCCATTGGGCATATCATCGACCAAAGTGTTATCGGTGACGGCTCTGTTATTAGAACGGCGGTTATCTTTTTCTACCTATCAAACGAGGGTGTCTCCATCCTTGAGAATGCGGCGCATATCGGCTTGCCAGTGCCACAAAAGCTAAAGGATATCCTGGAACAGCTTCATAACCGAGATGGCAAGGAGGGCTGATGAATGAATCTTCGAGAGTTAATTCTTATAAACAATGCTTGCTACAAGGCGGGCCGTACCATTAAACCAAAGGGCATCATGGTGCATTCTACCGGGGCGAACAATCCCTATCTGAAACGCTATATCGGTCCTGATGACGGACTTCTGGGAAAGAACCAGTACAATAACCATTGGAATCAGGACAAGCCCGATGGCAGACAGGTCTGCGCCCACGGTTTCATTGGTAAGCTGGCTGACGGAAGCATCGCCACCTATCAGACACTACCGTGGAATCATAGAGGCTGGCATGCCGGAGGTGCAGCGAATGATACACATATCGGCTTTGAAATCTGCGAGGACGGATTGACCGATACCTCGTATTTTAATGCCGTTTACAAGGAAGCCGTGGAACTATGCGTCTATCTCTGCAAACAATACGGGCTCACCGAAAAGGATATCATCTGTCACTCAGAGGGCCATAAACTTGGCGTTGCCAGCAACCACGGCGATGTCATGCACTGGTTTCCGAAGCATGGC